TAAAGCACTTTGATGTTTCTACGTTTGCAGGCGTGGTGCTGGATGAGTCGTCAATTCTTAAATCGTACATGGGTAAAACCAAGCGCATGATTATCGACGCTTGCGAGTCGGTACAGTATCGCCTAGCCTGTACTGCCACTCCATCACCAAACGACTACTTAGAGCTAGGTAATCACGCTGAGTTCTTAGGCGTTATGCCGTCCAATGAAATGATTATGCGTTTTTTCATTAACGACACAATGGAAGCTGGCGCGTATATGTTACGTCCTCACGCTGCAGATAAGTTCTGGCAATGGTGCGCGTCATGGTCGGTATGCCTGTCTAATCCATCCGATATGGGTTATGACGGTGATAAATACATATTGCCTACGCTAAATCAGTCATTTGTTGAAGTTAGCACAGAATCACTCGAACCAGGCGCAGATGATGATATGTTTCGTACTGTCATTATCAATGCTACTTCTATTCACAAAGAAGGCCGTTTGACTGCAGAGTTACGCGCCGTTGAAGTTGCTAAACTGGTGAATGAATCAGATGAACCGTGGCTAGTTTGGTGTAACACTAACTATGAAGCTGACGCTCTAAAAGGCTTAATACCTAATGCAGTTGACTTGCGCGGTAGTGATACTGTTGAAAAGAAAGAGTCATCATTAGAAGGCTTTATTGATGGTTCTATTCGTGTATTGATTACCAAGCCGTCTATTGCTGGCATGGGCTTGAATCTTCAACATTGCCGCAATATGGCGTTTGTAGGCCTGTCGTACTCTTATGAAGATTACTACCAAGCAATCCGCCGTTGTTATCGTTTCGGCCAAAAGCGCGAAGTGAATTGTTACGTTATGGCTGCAGATAGCGAGCGTTCAATTCTTAAAATCATTCAAGAAAAAGAAAAGGCTCATCACACAATGAAGTCAGAAATGACTAAGGCAATTTCTATTTTTCACAGCGAGACAGACATGACAAATAACACGCCATATTTCGGCAAACAAAGCGGCAATAACTGGGAATTGCATCACGGTGATTGCGTCCACGTTGCACAGAAGATTGAATCAGGCACTATTGATTTAAGCGTTTATAGTCCTCCGTTTAGCAATTTATACATTTATTCCGATTCTGAGTACGATATGGGCAATTCGTCGGACGATGGCGAGTTTATGAAGCATTACTCATATTTAGCTGAGGAATTGTACAGAATCACTCGTGAAGGCCGTTTGACTGTAATCCACTGCAAAGATTTACCCATGTACAAAGGCCGTGACGGTGCTGCAGGCTTGCGTGACTTTCCTGGCGAGATTATCAAGATGTACGAGTCGAAGGGTTGGGTATTTCATAGCCGCGTGACTATCTGGAAAGACCCTGTAATTGAAATGCAGCGCACTAAAAATCATGGTTTATTGTATAAGCAGCTATGCAAAGACAGTGCAGCTAGTCGTCAAGGTATGGCTGATTATCTTATCGTCATGCGTAAGTGGGGTGATGAATCAAAGTGGGAGTCTGTTACTCGTGGTGGCGAGCGTTTTTGTGATTACAAAGGTATGACTCAATGCCAGCCTACTGACAAAGACCTTGCACGCGCACGCACCGAAGAAGAAGAAAAACGCCTTTACTCGATTGCAGTATGGCAGCGTTACGCATCGCCAGTGTGGTTTGACATTAATCAAACAAACGTACTTAACAAGATGCAAGCTAAAGAAAAGGACGCTGAACGGCATATTTGCCCTCTCCAGTTAGACGTTATTGAGCGTGCTGTTGAGCTTTGGTCTAATCCTAATGACTTAGTATTTAGTCCGTTTACTGGCATTGGTAGCGAGGGTTATGTGTCGCTCAAGATGGGGCGGCGTTTCGTTGGTGCTGAATTGAAGAAGTCTTATTTTGATATTGCCTGCACAAACCTAGATGACGCTATTTCTGTTAAGCAAGAATCACTATTCTAACTCACAAAATCACAAGGACGTGATTCACTGGAGCTAACCATGCACATATCACTTACTCGCGTATTTCTTGAATGTTTGCTTGCGTACCACTTAAACAGTTACGCACAGGCTAAAAAGGTGTTAATCCACTATGCCGATAAGGTAAGCGTTAAGAATAAAAAGACGCTTAAAATGATACTCACGCGGCTAGAGTTGTCAGATAACGACACTCAAAAACAGTATTTCAAACTGTTATCCGACTCACTTTAACTACCCACAACCGCCGCATTGTATTATAATTGAGTCACTGGCTAGGTGTCGAAACCCGAATCAGTGACAATTGAATCAGTCAGGCCAACAGAGCCTCTAAATCTGTACTGTGTCCCTTTAGCGTTTCCTGCCTGTCTTATTCGGCGCGAAAAGGGAGTTCGACCACAGTACAAATTTAGGGGTTTTTTATTGGAAATTGCTATGACTACTGTTATTTCTTACAAGCTAGAAGCCGCTCTCGTTATTGGTTCTGCGGTTGCAACAATTCTATTTGCTCACATTTACAATAAATGCAAAGAATCAAACCAAGTATTTTATGAGTCTTTTAATACTCAATTTGATTTGGGTTTTTCTGATGTTGAATTTTACAGCGCATTAAAAACTTTAAAAACACTTGGATATTTGCAAACGCAAAATATGCGCGATGGTGAACGTCGTTATATTCCTCATAGTTCACTTTTTGATGAGGATATTAAAAATGGCTAGAGCTAGAAACATAAAGCCAGCACTATTTAAAAACGAGATTTTAGGCGTTGCTGACCCTATTTACACTTTGCTTTTTGAATCACTTTGGCTATTGGCTGACAGGTCAGGAAGGTTAGAAGATAGGCCATTAAGGATTAAAGCTGAGACTTTCCCATATCGTGAAAAGATTGATATGGACAAACTTTTAACTTGGCTTGCTGATAATGGTTTTATTATTCGGTACTGCATCGGAGGAAATCGGTACATTCAGATTGTGAATTTTGAAAAACATCAAAACCCACACAAGAATGAGCCTAACTCGGAAATACCTGTATTTTCAATAGGTTGTAGTAGTGATGAAAAAATCGGGACAAGTACCGATAAAATCGGAAGCACTCGGGCTGATTCCCTCTCTACTGATTCCCTCTCTACTGATTCCCTTAACCCTATTACTGAGGTTCAGAGTGTTGGTGACGATGTGACTTTTGAATCGTTTTGGAGTGAGTATCCAAACAAGACAGCAAAGCAGGCAGCAATAAAAGCGTGGCAAAAATTAAAGCCTAGTGATTCATTATTCAACCTAATGATGACCGCTTTAAAAAAACAGAAGCCATACTTCAAGATTGGATTCATCCCTCACCCTGCGACATGGTTAAACGGTCGTCGATGGGAAGATGATATTCAAACCTGCGAACAGTCAAACCGTAAAACACCAAAACCCGATGACTTTGCTAACAAAGATTACAGCAAGGGCATTAACGAAGATGGGAGCTTTTGAAATGAATATGCAAACTATTGGAAGCAGTGTAAATGATATGGGTTTTCATAATCCACCACTAGAAAGAACAGACACTTGCCAGACTCACGGCGAATACAAAAACATTTGCTACGTTCGTAGTATTTGGCTTGGTTGTACTAAATGCATGAAATTGAGGTCTGATGCTGCGGAAGCTAAAGAGCAAGAGCGAAAACGCGAAGAAGAACGCAGACAATGGAAGGAAAAAATCGGTAATGCTGGCATTCCTGAGCGTTTCATAACTCGCACCTTGTCAACTTACCAAGCCGATGAGAAGAACGATAAGCAAGTTCGCGTTTTGAAGTTCTGCACAGAATATGCTGAAAACTTTAGCGACCATAAAAAAACAGGGTTATCGTTTTTGATGCTTGGCTTACCAGGTACAGGCAAGACGCATTTATCTATCGGTATCGCTTTGGAAATCATGAAGCAAGGCCGCAGTGCTGTTTTTACCAGTGCATCAAGAATGCTTCGGGCAGTCAAAGACACTTACCACAAAGAAAGCCAGTTTTCTGAAAAGCAGGTTTTAGCAGTCTATGAAACTTGTGACTTGTTAATTCTTGACGAGGTTGGAGTGCAGACCGGTTCAGATTACGAAAAGAATATTATTTTCGACGTTATCAACTCACGTTATGAAAATGTAAGGCCAACTATCATCCTATCAAACCTGTCAATTGATGAGTGCAAACTGTACTTGGGCGAGCGTGTTTTTGACAGAATGCGCGAGGGTGGCGGAAAGGCGTTTTTGCTTGATTGGCCGTCATACAGGAAATAGGGAGTTGACCATGAACACTAGACAGCCTAAGTGCTTAATCTACGCAAAATCACAATATCCAGAACTTGAGCCAGTGGACGGCCTAAGAATGCTTGCCAAACTGCACACGAGCCGCGAAATCGCAGAGTTATGTGGTTCGTCATGGGCAACAGTGGCAACGAGGTGTTCTAGGCTTAAAATACGCTGTATTGAGCAGGACAAGAAAACTACATCTAAGAATATTCGCGCAGGTTGGGCTGATAATGAAAAGACCGTTGTACGCAAGTTAGCCAATTACATCACTAAGCACCACAAAAACATGAAAGCCTTAGACGCTCTAAAAATGTTATTAGCCACTTATTCAGCAAACGAGATAGGCAAAATGATAGGGGCGCATCGTACAAGCGTGGTGTCGTTTTGCGAGATACGAAAACTTGAGTATATAAAGCGAGGTGTCAAAAAATGAAGATTAAATCATTCATCTGCGA